ACCTTCTTTGCCGCGCAGAACGATTGCAGACACAGATGCTGGTAGCCGATGTACCGGCGACCATTCTCTGTGTTGCAATCGAGGTTCATCCTATGGTCCGGCGAATCACTTCATTGCCTAACCACAAGACGCAGGCGTGAATGTGCTTACACCTGTCCCTGTCCGTCTGCGGGTACTCTGCCATCTTCCCCTCTTTCAGGCGAGGCTGGCAGCGGGTTTCCCAGTCTCGACAGGTACACTGACCCCTCCCTCGATTGAGGGAAAGGTCGCATACATAAAACTCCTCTTCCTTCGACTGGGAAGTAACGTGGAAGAGAAGTTGTCCCCGGTGTTCAATCTGCACGAACGGCCTCTGACCTGATCCGCTCACCCCGGGCTTGAGTGAACTTGTGATAACGCTCCATCGCTCGGAACTGTTCCACGGGGTCTTCTTCAGCCCCAATGTCGTTGACCAGTTCTTCCATCAGTCGCTCTTCAAGTGTCTCTAGCTTTCGCATATAGGTAGTTTTTTTGGGTCGCCCATTTAGGATCGGCGTGGATCAATGAATGGCAGGGACGACAGACAGCCATAAAGATTGTGGTGTCACAGAGCTTCCCCCCACGACCGAGAGGAAGCTTGTGGTGAATGTCTTGTGCGTCCCGCTTTTGGCAGCACTCACAGACAGAGTTGATGCTGATATACTCAGCCTTAAGCTCCCGGTAGAGCTTTAAGGCTTCCTGCCTTTTTCGGCTTACTTTTCGGAGATGAGAACGTCGCAATCTTTTCGTGGAGTTTCCAGAGTTGCTTTGCAGTCTGCGGGTTGAAGGACTGGGCCATCCCGGCGCGTACTGCTACGCACTGACGAATGGCTTGCCAGTCCGCTACACTAAGACCGTCTGGGATCGTAGGCATTTTTGTACCTCCAGATTTGCAGGGCTGAACAGAACATCTCAAACGCTTCGCGCATCTGAGCGGCTGAGTACTCGACCACTTCAACACGCCCGGGTTCGGTGGTGCTGATGTAGACGTTGTACCCCATCGCGTTGTCTTTGATGCGTTCCCCGTTCTCCCAGTGCGCTACGTGATAGGCAGCGATCTGGGGCAAATGGCCGAACTTGCTGGTGACGGGCTCGCCGGGTTGGGTCTTCGTGGACTTAAAGTCCAGAATCCCGCACTGCATCCCCTTCGTCACTGCGAGATCCGTAGTCCCCGCGTAGCCGTATTCGTGAGACACGACCGTGAACTCGGAGTCCGCGATATCGAGTCCCAACGAGCGCACCTTATCGATGGCATCTAGCGCCATCTCAAGTTCCGGCCCGCCGTAAGGAGCAGGCTGGCCTTTCAGGTGATGCTCGATGTTGGAGTGGATACGGGTGCCAAGCTCGGCAGCGTCAGAAGCCTCGTCTAGGGCTTTGGAAAGGGCATTGGCGACGTACTCGTCCATCTGCTCGTCCCCGATGGGGGGTGCGTTGAAGCAATACTCAGCCACTTTGGACATCTTCCACCGATTCAGAGACGGATTATCGATGACCGACAGGATGCCGGTGATCGACGGAAGGAGTTTTTGCTCCTTCGCGTCCCTGATATTGGTGGGCCTGAAAGGATTCTTCGCACCTTTCTTGGTGGGCTGCGTATGTGCAGCCAGTCCTTCAGCCGTGTACCAGTGCATTTAGAATGCCTCCTCGGAGTCAGCCGGGGCGGACTGCTGCGGCTGCGACGCTCCGAAGTTCTTGGCGTTGCCGAGAATCGGACCCTTCACACCCTTCTGACGGGCCTCCTTCGACACGCCCTGAACGACCATATAGTCGTTGCCGTACTTGTCGTTGGGGGTCTCGCGCAGGACGAGATCCAGATACTTGCCGGACTTACCCTCAAAGAGGTGGGTCTTGTCGATCTTGGAGACGTTGATTTTGACGGTGATCATTGTTTTTTTGGTTTAGGTTTACTGACGGAAATCAGAACGGGTCGTCCTTCTGGACGGGCTTCTGGACGGGCTTCGGAACGTAGGCTTTGACAACCGGGTTGGCGGGACGAGCCGCCTCGCCGTCGTCGTCTTCCTGCGTGATGCAGAGAGCCGCAGCCAGCGAGTACCTACGGAGGTAAGTGCAGGCCGACCCTACTCCCTGCGGGTCGAACTTCGGAATCGGCGTGCTAGCGGTGTCCTCGATCCACTGCCCGCTGGTGTGCAGCAGGCGCGTAGTGAGGCACACGCGGTCCCCGCCGTCTCCGAGCGTTTGCAGCACTACGATCCCGGCTTTGTTGAGCGGGGCCTTAGTGGCGTCAATTACGCTGCCCAGACTGGCGTAGCTATTTTTGAAGTGAGGATTTTTGGAATCCTTACTGGCGTTGCTGATCTCGCGTTGAGCGGCCAGCAGAGCCGCTGAGATGATGTCAATTTTGTCCGATGTCTTCATTTTTGTCGTCGAGCATTTCGTTGGTCTCTTGAAGCCAAGTCACAGCCAGCATCACGATGTCTGCCTGCTCTTGGCACTCCGGTTCGGGAAAACGGGCTAGGAACCCGTTGATGACGAGCGCAGCTTTAGCTAGCTGGGCTTCGTAGATCTGTCGGTCTGGTAGTATTTTTATCATCTCTATGTCCCCTCTCTTGTGGAGGATTCTTCTGCGGAGTGGAAGCTTTTTCTTTTCCGAACGCCCTATCCCAGCCACTACGAAAGGCTTCCGAATGATTATTCCGAGGGCGATCTCCTTTGCCGTTCATTGCGCGAGTTGTTGAAATTTCGTCGTTGGGCGATTGAAGACCATCCTAATGCTGGCGCAGCCGTTGTCGCGGCCCTTCGCTTGCACGATTTCCACCTCTAGGTTCTGGATGCTTTGATCGTTGGTCGTCTGCGTGCCGCCTTCCGAGTTCTCGGTTGGAAGATGAATGAATATTACTCGATCCGCGTCTTGCTCGATGTTGCCGGACTCTCGCAGGTCCGAGAGGCGGGGAATGCGGTTCTCCCGCTCCACTTCCCGGCTGACCTGAGCCAGCAGGATGACGGGGATACCCATCGAGACGGCCAAGTCTTTGAAGGCTAGGGTCGTCTGCCCAATGGCGATATCGCGTGTCTCGCCTTTGCCGTGCGGGGGCACATAGAGTTGGAGGTAGTCGATCACCACAGCCTTCACCTGCATAAACGCTTTGCACGCTTCAATGCGGGCGGCGATCTGGGATGGATTCCGGTCCGAGTCGAAGATGTGCAGACGCTTCGACAGGTTGATTTCAATGTCCTTCAGCGCGGCTTCGAAAGCTTTGATCTGATGCTGGGAGGCTTGCCGAGATTCGATGGCGCGGACGGAGACGCCCGACATCATCCCAGCTAGTCCCTTACAAACTTTTTTCACCGGCATCTCGCGGGAAAAGAGGAGCGTGTCGCCATATCGGGACGCAAAATGGCGGCAGATGTCGCGTGCCATCGACGATTTGCCCACACCGGGACGGGCGGCGATGACGATCAGTTCACCGCCGGTCGCGGCACCCAGTTCGCGGGTCATATCAGCCCACGGCCAAGTCATCCCGGTTTGCTCAGCCTCACCAGACAAGAGCTTGGCGAGGTCTGCCATTACCTGTGAGGCAGCGTCTTTTAGCGACACCTGAGTAGCCGTCTGGTTTCGGATCGCCAGAACTTTGGAGATCTTAGCCACAAACTCGTCTACCTGTGGTTTGCCAGCTAGGGCCATTTGCGTCGTCTCAGAGGCCACCACAGCCAGTTCCCGGGCCTGATACGCATCCCGCAGGGCATCTAGGCTGTACGTGAACGCAAGAGGCGTAGGAGCCGCGCTTGAGATATCTGCGAAATTCGCAAGTCCGCCGCACTTCCGAAGCTCAGGGTCCGTCTTCTTGAGTTCCGCGCAAACGATGTGCGCCTCCACCCCGATGCCTTTGATGTGGCATTCGTTGATTTGCTTCCAGATGACTTTGGCAGGCTGGCTGTAGAACCAGCCGTCAGACACTCGATAGTCGAGGGCCTTCAGGAGGGCGGATGCGCCCTCGTTCATTATGCAGGAGAGGACTACCCTCTCTGCTTGGTCATTGTGCGGGAGTTGCATTTTGTATCTTTCGACGAGCTAGGATGTGTTTATGTTCTTCGTTGGTCAGGTAGTGTTTCTGGTAGCCCATCGTCGTGATTCGATGGGATACGGTTTTTGGATCGATCTGCCGGAACTCAGCCCGCAACTCTTTGAGGGTCATTCCTGATCGTAGCGCGTTTTCAAACTTTATCCGTAAGGATAGCGCCGAGTTTGGAACGCTGTTCCACGCCGAGTTGTTCGAAGACTTCGGGACTATGGATGAAGGCAGTGAGGTCATATATCTTTTTTTCTAGTTGTTCTGCGAATTCAGCGCGGACCTTTGCTGGGCGACCGCACTGGAGGACATCGAGCTTAGCTTTTTCGGTGAGTGGCGTTGTGGACATTGGGAAACTGGGTGGCGAAGATTTGCTGTATGAGTTCAGCGAGGTGCCGGTGCTCGGTTTGCGTATGCTCGGCGCAACGCTGCTCGAAATAATGCAGCCAGCTTCTCACGTTGCCGGTCATATACAACCGGGTCTGCGTAGCCATTGGGAGCACCATACGCGCAGTCTCTTTGCTCACACCCTGAGCCAGCAGGCTGTGATAGACCTCCATTGCCTTCGCCAACGTCTCGTTGACCTCGCTGTACGCAGGTGAGTTCCAGTCGAGCGGCTGACCAGATCCCTGCCGATTGGCAATGTCCTGATAGCGGAGTTCGATGAACTCCAGCTTGTTGGACTCTGCGTAGCGTTGGCTGAACTCCTGAAAGGTGAAGCTGCGATGGCGCAGAAGCTGAGCCGCGATAGCTCGCGAGGTCTCGATCTCCACAGTCATCGAGGCAGTTTCAAAGATGCTCCAGTGCCCGTGCTTGATGCAGTAAGCCAGCAGCTTTGGAGCAGTGGCCGTGTTCAGTTGGTTCGACGGGTTGGACACCCGGGCGCAGTACGCGATCAGATCGTCCGCCGTAAGAATCCCCTGCTGAATGAGATCAGCAGAGGGTTGAGTTATGGATACTAGCTTTGCGTTCATTTGTGGTTTCTGTATTTCCAGACGGTTTCACGCTTCTGCTTGGCTTCTTGGGCCAGCTTGTCGCGCACTTGATTGACCATCTCTATGACGACTTTGTCGTCTGGGTCATAGATCAGTTCGGGTGTCTTGCCGGTGCTGCCGAACAGGTCATCGAGCAGCTTATTCAGTTCCGGTGTTAGGTTGGTGTCTTCGCTCACGTAGTTGTAGGTGTCTTTATTTTTCGGACCATTTGGTTGATTGCTCTGCGGATATGCGGCCACTCCTCTGGATCCATTCGGATTGCCGAGTGGTTCTCAAGATGCTGCTCAACGACGACAAACTCGCCGCCAGCTTCATCATCAATACGGACGGTCGTCGCGCTCTCGTCGAAGATCTCCTTCCCCTTTGGAAGCACAACGACGGCAATCGTGCGTTGCTCGTAGGTCACGGTTTCTCCTTTCTCGCGGCGTCAATGGCGGCGCGTTCCTCCGGCGTCAGGAGCGCCAGCATCTCCTCTGCGCCGTCGTTGATTTGGCTCAAAACCGTCTCTGCATTGTCGCCATCTAGGTTGCTGCGATCTTCTGCCACCACGGCCTCGTCGATGAACTCTTTCCATCGCCTTAGAAGTTCAGTCAGCCGCTCCTTATCCGCCCGCAGCCGAGCAATTTCCCTCTCGTAAAAACCGGTCTTAACTTTGAGGTCATTGATTTCCTCGCACGCAATCCGCAGGTGATTGCGTTTTGCCTCAATCTCGTACTCCAGTTGCCTTCTGAGATCGATGCACTCTGCGATATACCAGTCGATGTCGCGCTGGTTTGGTTTTGTCGTTGGGAGTGTCATTTGATGTAATGCTTTGGCGTGTCGATTAGCCTCGGCGATCAGGTGGTCGCTCACGTTGGCGTGCCTCCTTCATTGAGGTGTTGACGCATTATGGCGTCGGCTCCCCATTCTTTTTTTAGTTTTTCGCGTAGTGCAGAAGCTCGAAAGGACAGCTCGTCTACGTTTACCCCCATCATCTCAATAAATGCTAAAACCTGCTCTGGCGTCATCGCATCTACAGCATTCTGAATTTCTGCTGTTTCGACATCTTCGCAAGCACTCTCCAACTGTTCCATTGCGCGCTTAGTCTTTTCAAACGCACGCGCACGCGTGGTGGTTGTCAGTTCGTCCCAGCAGCGGATAGCGTGACGGGCGCGCACTTTCAGCAAAAGAACTGAATCAGTGGGTCCGCTCTTCGTGTCGTTGTCGGATGTTTCGTCGGATTGGTCTTCGCTCATAAATTACGCTTTTAGTTGTTCAATTATTCGGCGCAGCTCTTCATTGTCTTCTTCGAGAACTCTTTTTTCTTCTGTCAGTCCAGAGATGACGTCGCTCAAATCAGAGATAGTTTGATCGAGCTCAATAATGATGCTTTGCAGATTTGAAAAATGCTGAGCAGCTTCGGCTGCCGCTTGCTCTGCTAGGCTTATTTCACGATCTTGAGTTGAGTTTGTGTTTCTCACGGCTGCTCCTTTCGTGCGGCGTTGATTGCGGCCCGCAGCGCGGCGTTTTCGCGCTCCAGTTGTTTCACCTTCCCGACTAGTGGAGCCACACACGTGCAATGCTGCTCGTCGGATCGATGATCCAATGCGTGCAATACCGCATTCTCCCAGTCCGCTATTTTTTCACGTAGGGCCTCGTTCTCCGCGAACATCAACTCGCTCTGCCGCTGGCCCTCACACTCCCGGCCATCACAGGTTTCGCACAGCCAGCCCGTGCGAGCGTTGTCCAATTGCCGTTGGAGCTCGTCCACCTGAGCCTGCACCTTGTAGTAGGCTGAGATGGCGATCATATCGCCGTGCTCGTTGACAGGGTTCACGGCTTCACCTCCACGATTCGGGCCGCGTTCTTTGCAGCATCCGTATTGGGCAGGTGGATCTGGGTGAGAGCAGCCAGTTCAGACAGCCGCTCAACAAATCGATCCAAATCGCAGATGTGCATCGTGGTGATGTCATCCGCCTCCGCTTCGTCGATTGGCCGATTCATTGAGCGAGTGATTTCCAAGCACCCGTCCCACTTTTGGTACACCTTCCAGTAGCCGTTGGGGTCTTCGGCAGAGAAGTGAGTCTCGCTCTTTTCGGTGATCTTCCAGTTCACGCGGCACCTCCGATCTGCTTAATGTAATAGGCGGCGCGAAGGGCGTTTTGCCGCATCATCGCCCGGGCTCCCTGCCGAAATTGGTTCCGAGTTTCGAATTGAGAGTTCAGCCGATGGGTTTCGGCGCGTCCGAGGAAATAAGCGGCCATCGCCGCCGGGGTGTACATCGCTATCTTCTTAGTCTTCATTGTGCTTTGGTTTTTCTGTTTGATTTCCAACGACAGGGCGAACCCCCGTCGTCATCCACTGAAGGCACAGGAGATACCCGTGCGCGTCAATCAAATTGTCCGCTTTAGCCTTATGTGCCTGACGCCTAAGCTTTAAGGCACACATCATCAGGGGAACATCCTCTGCGGTGATGGGGCTGGTGAGCCGGGTGTTGAGGAGGCCCGTCCACATCGCGGCGATGCCGCTGAAATCTTGATCTGGGGTTCCGTAACTCTCGTTCCGGTCCCCGGTGATCAGCCTGATGGCTTCTTCTGCGTGGTTCACTTTTTAATCTCCGCGCATTTACAGACGTTGGCCTGCTCAGGCTGAGTGAATGACTTGTACAGATTAGCCCCTAGGCCAATGGCCCCAAGGAAGGTTAACGCCCCAAGGCCGACGATAAAGAGGTAGAACCCGGCGCCCACCACGTAATCTTCTAACGACTTAATTGATTTCATTGGATTTAGTTTGGTTGATGTTGGCTTACTCAAAGTCCTCCCGGTCAGGGCCATTCTCACTCTGAATCACAACTCCTACGACGATTCCGATCAGGAATCCGAGTCCGGTGCATATTAGTGTCATCATCTGTTTATTGGGTTTAAGTTAACGAGTTGAATTTATCTATTTCCAATCCCCGGCAGGGCGATGCTCAGCCGAGTCCTAGCAGTAACATCTAAAGCAAACCTGTCTCTGAACTACCCTAGCCGAGTAGCAGAGACTTCCATAGGTGGTCCTATGGTTTCGATTCCCGGCGGCTTATTCCTTCAAGCAAGCTCAAAGTTTCGGGCTGGACGAACTACCCTGAGCCTGAGTGCTTTCGC